GATTTAACTTTTTTCTTAGGGAACTCGTAACTAGCAAAAATCGGTTTCGCCAACTGCGCTTGCGGTGTATGGTTATGTACACTTCGCGAAATCATCTTATACAATTTAAAATCCGGATAACGCTCCTCGCCATTCGCCTTATACAAAATATTTCTATTCTGGTCATCCGTAACCCACTCCACTATCAACTTGGACAAAGGCTCCTTTTTACATATCGCCACAACATTGCTTATATCATCAATAAAATAATCAAAAATAGAACACCCTAGTCGACATAAATCAAAACTGTAATTCGGTTCTAAACGAGGCTTCTTGTCGTTAAAATAAGGTTCGCAATTATATTGCGTTGCAGCGTCGCCTGTCATACTGAAGCTGTCGCTACATATGGTTTTGGATTTATATTTATAAATAGCACGACCAAAGTCGATAATTTTGAAAGTGCGATTATATGTAGGTACGCGGTAATATTTCTTATTGTAATGATAATATATGTACTCTTTTTCGGTATAGATGTACATGATGTTGTTTGTATGTAGGTCATTGTGTGTAAATCCGAAGAGTTTTTGATAGGTAATAAGCGTCATAATAACCTGCATAAGTGCCGACCTCCATTCATTCTCGGTCATTTCTTTTTCTTGCATCATGAGAGAGTCGAGCGTATTTTCGCATTTCTCAAGCATAATCGCCGATACCGGAAAATTCTTAATTGTTGCCCATAATGTTTCATCATCTTCGTATTCGCCGTCATCGTCGCCGTCATCTTCTTCTTCGCCATCATCTTCTTCTTCGCCGTCACTGTTGCTATTGTCTCCGCTTTCGCCAGCACTGCCTTCTTCGCTATAACATGCAGCAGAGGCATCTTTGGAGGTTTTTTTATCATGTTTCTTGTTTTTGCCATCCTTGCCATCCTTGCCACCACTTACAGTATCATCAAGACAAATAATATCATCAATTTCACAGTCACTTCCGGAGCCATCATCGCTTGTATAAGATGACCGTGAAGAACATGAGCCGGATGTGAAGGAGTCGTTGCTATCACTATCATTACCAAAATGAGAATCCTTGTTTAATACAATACCATCTACTTCTTCAACTATGTTTGCATTATCGGCTACTATATCATCTAACTTCAATATTAATAAATCCTCGTCGCATAGTGGTTCGGATGGTTCGGATGGTTCGGATTCTTTACTATCAGTATTATCAGAAGAAGTATTAAATATAGAACTCAACTCATTGCTCACTTTATCAAATTCATCATGAACAACTATAGTTGACTCGTCTATCGTTTCATTCGTTTCAATAGTAATTTTTTCTTTTTTGTTCCTTGTATTTTTCTGTTGTCTATGCGCATAGTTTGAATGAGTACTATCGTCGTCATTATTGGTAGATTCGTTATGATTGTCGTCGCCTTCATCATCCGAGAATTCAATATCTTCAACCTCAAAAAGAATATCCTTATTCTTATTAAAATAAGGATTTTTATCCAAACACTCAATATCGTCAATTACGTTGTAATAAAAATCCTTTTTAATAGCATTGAACGAACCGTAGAAATTAAGACCATGAATAAAATCATGGCAGTTTAAAACTTGACTCGACAAATACGAAAAAAAAGCATCAACATATGATGCATTATTTTTATCATTTGCTTTTAATAGCCCTTTTCTATCAAGTTTTGATAGCACGGGAATATCTAAAATGTCGCCATTTACATTTAAACTTTCATATTTTCCCAACATATATTTAACGGGGTCAATCAAAGGAGAAAATTTAATAAAAATAGGTTTATGAAGAATTGTTAAAGATTCGGAAGTGCTTTTAAAAGCATCCACAACAGCAGCCTGTATATTATTTTTATCAACGACGCCTGATAAAGCGGATACATAAAAACGCTGGTTCAAGTTGATGGAATTGTAATTTGTCTCATTTAAATTAAAATAATTCTCGTAAACAGGCATATAGTTTTTACTATTTACAATACCAAGTTCCGATTCTTCTAAAGAAGCAAAAAAATCACGATTGTTAAGTTTTCTATAGTTTAAAGAAAATGTATTTTCTCCAAAAATAGGCTGGTCGTCGCAAATCTCCATCGTCGATTACTTAATTAATTAAATACATATTTTTATTACTTTTTAAACTAATAAAAATACTAAATATGCGACTAAATACTAAATATGCAACTAAATACTAAATATGCAACTAAATACTAAATATGCGTTTGTAAATTATATATTTTTTAATATATAGTATAAATAAGTAAATATATATAAAACATACAAACAATGAGTGTAGGTTTAGAATTAGCAAAATTTGATATGAGGTCAATTAGTTTTAGACCCGACGAAAATAAAGGACCCGTTATTGTTCTTATCGGGCGTCGTGATACCGGTAAAAGTTTTTTAGTAAAAGACTTAATGTATTATCATCAAGATATCCCTATCGGTACTGTTATATCAGGCACAGAAGCAGGAAACGGGTTTTTCGGAGAGCATGTTCCCAAGTTATTTATTCACGATGCTTATAATACGGCGATTATTGAAAACATTTTAAAACGCCAAAAAGCCGTATTAAAACAGATGAAAAAAGAGATAGAGTCGTATAAAAGAAGCACAATTGACCCGCGAACATTTGTGGTACTGGATGACTGTCTTTTCGACAACAAGTGGACCAAAGATGTCATGATGCGTTTACTTTTTATGAACGGTCGTCACTGGAAAATCATGTTGGTAATTACGATGCAGTATCCTCTAGGTATTCCGCCCAATTTGCGAACCAATATTGACTATGTTTTTATTTTACGCGAACCATATATTGGGAATCGTAAAAGAATCTATGAGAACTACGCCGGTATGTTTCCGACATTTGAAAGTTTTTGTCAAGTGATGGACCAGTGTACAGAAAACTACGAATGTTTAGTAATTAATAATAATGCAAAATCGAATAAATTACATGACCAGATATTTTGGTATAAGGCGCAGACACATGGTCCGTTTAAACTGGGGGCGAAAGAATTCTGGGAAATGTCGAAAGATATTCACTCGGATGATGAAGAAGAACAATATGACCCCGCGAATATTAAACGTAAAGGTCAAGGTCCGAAAATCAAGGTGAATAAAAATAAATGGTAGTGGGTACTAATGGATGGTGGTTAATTTTCTATTCGTCTAATAACATTAGCGCCATTGCGGCGTAGTTATGTAAATCAATTAGTGTATCTCTAATTCCTTCGTCACTTATTAAATTTACTCCATTTTTTGTTATAGACATAGAACGTTGTAACTTATCTTCTATCCTCATTAAAACACCGATAACGCCATATTTTGCAAATGCGTCACCATAATCAATATTTTTTTTGGTAAATAACTCTAGCGCCTCACTTTGAATTTTTTTCATTTGTTCTACTCGGTTGACTTGTTGTTCTTCTTTATTCATTTTGTTTTTTATACTTTGTACTTTTATACTTTATATTTTATACTATAAATTATAAAATGTATTTATATTATTTTGCATTATTTTGCGCTATTTATAATTAAAAAAGAGACATAAAATTTGTCATTATTTTTTTATTATCATCTTTTTGTATTTTGTTTTTATTATTACTTGTACTACTCGTTTTACCTGTATTATCATTATACTCGGGGTTATAGGTCATCGTGTTACATATACTAGGTATGTTAAAATAATTAGAAAGTAACATTGTGATATAAATACTTTCGGGTCCTATAAGTATTTTATCAGTATTATTTTTTAATGTCATATCGTATATTTTATTTTTTAATTCCATGCTATCATAATTATAAATCGTAACAGTATCGTCTATGATATAATTTGTTTTTTTATAAATATTTGTTGTTTCGACATAATTTGGAAAAAAATCATTATTTTTATAATTTTTAAATTCATTACAAATAATACACGACTTTACCTGAAAAATGCTTCCAGGTATTAGATAGTTACTGTATATGATGGACAAATCTATAATACAAACTGGTTGTATTTTTTCAATAACTTCCGTAAGTTCTGATAGTATTTTTTTTTTATTTTTATATTTACAAAAACTATTTCTTGTCATAAAATAGTAGTTGTCATCATATACATAAATAGTTCCATATAATAGTTTTATTTTTTTCGAATACTCCCTTGTTTTTTCAATAAAAAATCTAAAATTATCTTCAATGTGTATGTTATCCATAATTATAAAAGCACCCGTAATATTTATTTTAAATTCAAAACCATTAAACTTACTATTAAAAGGTTTTGTATCTTTTATTAAGTCAACTATCCACATATTCTCCGATAGCTTTGCGGGAGTATGGGTAAAAATACTATTAATCCAATAATAGTTTTTACCTTCTATATTAGATGGAGACATTGTAATCACGGAGTCAACCCCTAAAATATCCACAGCATATACTTCATTATTTATTTTTAGTTGGACATATGTATGAATTGGTTTTCCTGTATCATTCTCAAAATAGTAGTGATATCCGTTGGGTGTTTTTTCACAAACCGTATCTTTTGGAATTTTATCGATTAAAAAATTAGCACTTTTTAGTGTATCGTTTTTATCAATATCTATAACAATATAATTATCAGGTATAAACCCGATAACATTTTTATTTTTAAATTCACTTTTTGTAACTCCTTTAACTTGTTTTGTTAACTTCAATCTGTTCAATATATATTTTTTTTTAATTTCCTTGTAATATAGTATGTTATAGTTTTTAACATTTATTCCCATGTCTTGTAGTTTATAAAAATCGGTTTTTAATCTATACATATATAATGCATTAGATATCGCCCTATATAAGAAATACATGCATATAATAATAGCAGCTATAATGAATAATAAACAAACCATGTTAATAAATACATTATCGCTATTAAATGATTTGAAATAGTTACTTACTACATATTGTTTTACCTTTTTATTCATGCCAATTAAAAAGCAAATATTATATATTAGTGACATATAATATTTAACATATAATATATTAATAGGTAAAACGTTTATTTCGTTTATTTAGTTTATTTAGTTTATTTAGTTTATTTTACGTCGGTTCCCATCTTAATTCTCGAAATGTGTCAGTTTCGACAAACCGTGGTCGCTGTTTTTATCGAGAACAACATTCTCAGCCTCAAACATGCTCTTCTTAATATCGTCAACAGTAGAATCCTCATCCAAGCCATCAAAATTCGCAGCATTTGAAATACCAACCAACTCTCCATCCGCATTAATGGTCTGAGTAAGTTTATTACCGGACTCCTCTGCCTTCTTCATATTCTCTTCGATCGCCTTCTGTCTAGCCTCGCGCACACGTTTATCAAATTCCTGTTTTGCCGTCTCTTCATTCTTCTTTTTATCAGACATAAGTTGATTGAGAGTCTCCTCCATGTACTCGACACGTCCCGTCTTGTATGCCTCTGGATGAAAAGGAACCCACATACCAACTTGCCCTACATAAATGTCGTGATTGGGGTCGACCTCGCGCAACAATTTACAGCGAAGTTCTGCCTCGCCTTGTGTAGCAAAAACGCCGCGCACTTTGATGCCTCTCGTAGATGTTTGGAACCCATGTTTCTCGCCAAACTTCTGCTCGAGTTCGTCTTCATTATTATCCAAAAATGTTTTATAGTCGTCGCTAATTAGCGTTGCAGATGTTGCGCGAATTGTCTCGCCCTCTTCCTTTGTAAACTCTTGGAAATCGGCAGTAAGTTTATCGAAAGAAAGAGAATACTTGAATGATACAAAGTTGAGAAACTGGGTAAATTTTTCCATTGACTTTTTGTAATCCCACTGCTTAACAAACTCTTCGAATAAAAACTGCTCCTTTTGTTTGATAATATGCTCTGGGGAAACGAATGAAAGACATACGAATTTTTGACCGGCGATTGTTTTATCTTCTTCCAATAAATCGACATATTTTGTATTTTCTTTTCCATCGGGTAAATATTTAGGAGTAACTCCCTTTGGCAAACTATTTGATTCGGACATTATATTATATATTTAAATAATTATTTTAAGTAAGTTTACCATTTATTCATTTATTAAATGTAATAAAAGAATACAATAAATAAAAGAATACAATAAATAAAATAATAAAACAGTAAAACAATAAAATAATAAAATAATATTTTTTTCTACATTATATTTATAATGTACGGAACACTTGATTTTAGTGAGCTTTTTAAGCGCTTTATTAAGTATATTATCGAAGGTCTTTGTGTCGCGATAGTTGCTTACTCTATACCATCACGCTCTCTTAAATTAGATGAAATTGCGTTGATTTCTCTTGTAGCAGCCGCCACCTTCGCCATTTTGGATGTTTATGTCCCCACTTTAGCTGTTTCTGCTAGAACAGGTGCTGGTTTCGGTATTGGTGCTAACCTTGTTGGTTTCCCCACCCCTCTTAAACTTTAAACACTTGATGATTTAAAATTTTAAATTTTTAAATTAAAGCGTTTATTTAGAGACTATATGGATAATATTTACTATTTACATTTTACTATTTACATTTTATTATGTAAATAATAAATAATCGTTACTTACTTTATAGAAGGTTATTCTTTAAATTATATAAATATTATTATGAGTCGGGGTGATGGCACAGGCAGAGCCAGAAGCAGAAGCAGAAGTCCTTTACGAGATCCAGACGCAAAAATAAGACTTGCACGAATATTTATTTCACATGATGGCGTTGAATATGAATGGGATGGAATAGCACCAGAACCTGGAGATACATTATTTATTTATGGTGTTACAATAAGCGATCAAACATATCGTAGTAATATAACACTATGCCACACTATAAAACGTAAACTTGAAATAATAATTAATCATGAGACCCATGGTTCGGAGAGATATCCTATAGAATCCCGTGCTTTTACACAGATGCGTGGTAGTAAAAACGGTGTTATTTTTTCTTATCTACATAATGCTGATAATAAAAGGACTGTATCACCATATAGTGGTTCATTCTTTGGTAATAAAGAAATGCACCAAGTAGAATTTTTACCCACTTTAATGAGTAGAGGCAAAATTTTTCAAAATAATAAAGATTTTTCATGTTGGTATGATTTAAATGGTCCTGATTATCCTGATGATAAGACTTTTTTAATATATATTGATGTTGAAGAATTAAACAAAAACTATACACCTCTTCACAGTTATGTTCCTAAAAAAATAGATAAAAATCTATTAATGCGAGAACCTGGAGCAAGCTTAAACACCCCTTCACGCACAGGAGGCGGCGGCAAAACTCGCCGAAAGTTTAAAGTAAAAAAACGACGAAATAGAAGAAGAAGAAATACGATGAAACGAAGAAAAACTGCAGTGAAACGAAGAAACCGATAAACAACGCACCATCACAACAACAACAACAACTTACTGAGTTGGAATAAACACCCAGTTCAACTCCTCGCAAATTTTCTTCCATATATCATCCTGTTCTATCCTCTTCTCTTTATCTTTCAACATCGGAAAATAAGAAAGAAATTCGGTCTTCTCCAGAAGTTCGCACAGTTTATAAACCGTATAATAATAATTCAAAAAATTCACACGGTCATCCGGGCAAAATTTCGCATAAGGTCCCTGTATCTCCATAAAAAGATTACACAACGTCTCTTCTAACTCCGGCGTCATAATCGGCGGTTTAATTCCAAGTTTGTCTTTAATAAAGGGAATATGCTCGTAATATTTATTATATCCCAATTTTTTAAGCACCTCTTTCGCTTTCGAATTCGTAAATTTTGAAAGAGGGATACGCTCCTTATGAAGTTGTTGCTTGATATTTTCGAGAACTTCTTCCGGGATTTGCGTAGTTTCTTTTGCCTGAAACTGGGCAAGAATTTCTTTAAAATGATTTATTCTTTTATACGCATAAAAACACGCTTCTTTCGGCGGTTCTTTATAAGACGGCTTCTCATTTTCGATAAGGTAGGTAACTTGTTTAGCACATATGTTACATACCATAATCCCCTCATGTTCGACGGGAATCATCTCGCCTTTGTTACACGACTGACATATATCAGTGGCATATGTATAGTCGTTTATGTTGATAAATGTCTGGTCGAGATTTGTAAAAAACTTCTGAACATTATTGTCATTTGCACGCGTCAATGCATTTTCATCAAACGTCTTATCATTTACTTTGAAAAAGGAATTAAGAATCGTTGTTTTATTTGTACCATTCGTAATTTCTTTTTTGTTTTCAAAATAATCGAAAATAAATCTGCTGTTGTTCAAGTAATAATCTTTAATCTTTTTCTTATTTTTATATATTTCCTCTTTAATATCATACAAAGAATCTTTCAACTCTATTTTATCATTCACCTCCAATATAATTTCAGGGTCATTTAATTGTTTCATTATTTCGTTTTTTCTACGAATTAATGTAGGTAACACTTCGCTATTAATCGTGTTAAATTCGCACTGTAATTCGCGATGAACACTATCTAGCGTCATGATTCGTTTCTTGTCTACAAAAATTTTTTTATTTGTCTTATGTTTAAAAGATGGCATCTATATATCTATATTTATATATTTACTATATTGTTATAAGTATAACTTTTTTAATATATAATAATTAATAATTATATCTAGTTATTTATTTTAATATACTTACATTTATATATAATAACATATAATGTACAATAATTTACAAAATATTCAAAAAGAAGGTGAAAGAGAAGGTGAAAGAGAAGGTAAAAGAGAAGGTGAAAATAAACCCAAAAAAAAATCATTTATTGTTACTTTAAGAGAATTTTTAGATAATAAGACAGGTACTATATTATCAGTTGCAATCGCTACTGCGATAGCGTTTGCATTTAAAGATTTAGTTCTTAGTATAGCAACTAATATTGTACATCCATTATTTATAAAAATAATATTACTTATTGGATTAAATAAATATGTAAATTTAGGTGATAATAATTCTTATAATATCATTAAAAATTTTATGAATTTTATTATATCGTTATTTAGTTTTATAACTACTTTATTGATAACATATTATTTACTAGAAGTATTAAATAATAAAAGTTATTTTTTTTGATAAATATTGGCAATGAAATGAAATGAAATGAATAAATATGAATTATTAAATAATAAAAAACACAATATAAAAAATACAATATAAAAAATATAATAAAGTAAAGTAAAGTAAAGTAAAATAGAATGAGTGAACTTAGCAGTGCATTAAAAACCGGCGATATTCTTTTATGTGACAATCTTGAATACAAATCATGGGGGTTATTTAGTTGGTTTATAAAATTTATGACAAAGAGCGACTTTTCACACGTTGGTATGATTGTAGTAGACCCCGAATTTACAGACGTTCCACTAAAAGGCACATATGTTTGGACATCGGGTATTTCAGATATTCCCGACCCGGAAGATAATACAAAAAAATTCGGAGTTCAATTTATTCCCTACGAGCACTTTATTTCGACATATGGTGGAAAAATATATGTTCGCAGAATCGAATTCAAAGAGACGGAAGAGTACGAGAAAATATTCAATAATGAAAAGTTGAAAGAAATACACAAAGTTGTATATGATAAACCGTATGATATTGTTGTTACAGATTGGATAGAAGCTTACTGTAAAAAGGACCGTCATCCTCAGAAGACGTCGAGATTTTTTTGTAGTGCATTTTTGGGTTATGTATATACAAAGTTGAGCTTATTTGATGATACACTAGACTGGAGTATTCTTTATCCGAGTTATTTTTCTAGTGAAAACAAGACACTTTCTTTGCTTCATGATGCAATACTATCAAAAGAACATCAAATTGCAGGGTAGGGTGTAAAGATGTAAAATATAGAGGTACGAAGTTTAGAGAGTTTAGAGAGTTTAGAGAGTTTAGTTGTTTTGCAAAATAGTAAATAGTAAATAGTAAATACGAATAATGTTAGGAATGCATTAATGTTTTCTCTATAAAAATAAAATAATGTTATCAAATAATTTAGACACATGTGCTAAAAATGATAAAACACACGATATCAATACCGGTTCAAATCTTTTAACCACGAATATAAACATAGACTCATTGGATATTGCGAATATTAAGAGAGAGACATACTATAAAATGAAATTTATTATGAACTGTTTAGAAAAAAATATGGCTATTAAAAAAAGGAAAACAATTTTTTATTTAAAAAATTTAGAAGATTCAACAACGGAGATTATAACAGAGGACTATTTAAACAAACGCATTATTCATAAAATATACAGCAATACTACGAATGGGACGGGGACAGGGACAGGGACAGGGACAGGACATCCGCAAGTTAAGGCTCCCTATAATTTAGAAACAATGAAAAGAAAGGAAGACATAATACCATTAAGAGAAGGTATTCATACATTAAAGAGCCTATTAGATAAGGGCAAATTAGATATAAACATTGAACAAAAAAATGATATATATTTGATGATATTTTTGACGAATACTTTAGAAAATGGGTGGAGTATAAGAAAAAAGAACGACGAGTATGTTTTTAGGAGAAAGCACGAAAAACAAACCGAGATATACTCCGATGAATATTTAGTACATTTTTTGAAATCAAACATG